AAATTATAGATATATTAGGAGTGAAACCGGAAATTAAAGAAGTTATTAAATATAAAGAAAAAATTGTTTATAAAGAAAGAAAGGGCAGGGTTTATGAAGGTGATGATTATTAAATATAATAAAAAATAAATTTGAAATAAAAATTAACTATTTTTAAGTTAATTATTTAAGAATAATATATTATAATATATATATATATATAAATGGTCTGGAAGTGTGAAATCTGCGGAAAGCAATCTAAACAGAAAAAACACCATGATGAACATATAAGTTCCAATACACATAAACAAAAAGTAGAAATATTTAGATTAGAGTTCATGTCTTCAGACGTAAGTTTCCTTATTAAACGTTATCCTGAATTTGAAGATAATTATAATAATAAAGAAGATTTAGTTAATAAAATTATTATTAAAAAGAGCAATATAAAACAAACTATGAAAGCAATCAAATCTCAAACAATATTAGATTTTATTAGAGAGATTAGTAAATATTCTAATTTTGAGGATAGATTAGAAGAAATAAACTTTGAACCTGATAAAGATTCAGATGGTGATGGTATAATAGATAAATCTACCCGAGGATTTTATTATGAAAGATTATGGGATATATGTATTAAATTTGGATTAACAGATTTAACATTAAAACCAAATGAAGATGACTTTACAACGCATTGGGAAGGTAATGCTAATAATGATATAGTTACAAAGGATATGGACTTTTGGAAGAAAGTCAAGTTTGAAAATGAATATTTACAAGGCGGCGTTAGAAGTGGTAGCAGTGGAGGCTACTCAGATATTACATTTTTAAATACAACTAAAGATTCAGAAGAACTTTATCTGATTTCTGTAAAATATTATGAAAAGGCCAAAGGAGTCAAAGAATATGATATACCAGAATTATGTGCTATTATTGAAAAACAAAAACAAACGGATCGTGAGACCAATGTCTGTATATTTGTAAAAGATAAAAAAGAGGTCATTGACAAATTTGAAGCACAAAATTCATCAAGCGATATATTAATTAAATATATTAGTCCGGGAGGTAAATATGAAAATATTTACGATTCACAAGATCTTCATAAATATTATTTCAAACTAAGGGAATTATTGTCTCAGTATAATTATTTTGCAACAAGTAAAGATATTCAGAATTTTGAAACTAATTATCTAAAAAATCTAAAACAACCATTCATTCCAAGATTTCATCAGAAACTATTTATTGATACAATCAATGATTTAATTATAAATGAAAAAAAACCAGGTGTATTGGTTGGTGCTATTCCAAGATCTGGTAAATCATTTATCATGGCCGGGTCAATTTTAGAGTATGTCAAAGCATATGATATTAAACATCCACAAGGTAAAAAGTTAAATTTCTTGATAATTACACCAGCCCCAAATGAAACTTTTGGTGAATATACAGATATTTTTGATGGTCATATTGATTTTCAAAACAATAATATAGGATATAAAGTTTTCAAAAAAAAAATAAATTCATCTGATTTAGATAAAACAAAACACAATGTCATAATTATGTCTAAACAAAAACTTGGTTGGGCGGAACCAGGTAAAGAAGGTGACGAAAAAATAGAAGCAATTAAGAAAAGAATAAATGATACATTTAAAGAAATTAAAAAAGATATTACAATGATGTATTTAGATGAAGCTCATTTTGGAATGAGTACTGAAAAATCAATGCAGATCCTTAAAATGTTGGAAACATTTGGCAATAAAATTCCAAAAGTATATGTTACTGCGACATATAACAAGCCATTAAAGATATATAATATTCAACCTGATTGCAAATTAACATGGGATATAAATGATATTAATACGATGAAAAATTTAAATAAAACATCCATTCTAGATAATCCTATCAAAAAAAGATTTGGAACACAAGTTTATACCAAAGCATTAGAATGGAGAGGTGATAAAACTGGAAAAGATATTGTAGAAAATCTTAAAGGAACATATTCAGTTTATCCAAAACCACATTTAATTACATCTTTATGGCACAAAGATAAATTAAATATGGAAAAAGGTAAAGTCGGTAATACAGATTATGGATTTGATATGGCAAAATTATTTATGACTAAGAATGGTTCATTCGAAAATGCTGCGCAAATATATGAAATGTTAAGGTATTATTTTGGTAAACCAGATAAATCTATGAATTATGAAGAACAAGATTTTTATAAAAAGAAAGGGATTATCCCTAGAATTAAAGATATGTGTAAAGGAACGTGTAGAACAATGCAATTAGGTAGAGTAACAAGTCAATTATGGTTTTTACCTGTTGGTTCAAATGGATTAATTGAAGATAAAGTAAAAGCATTACTACAAATATTAAATGACCCAGAATTTAAAAACCAACCAGAAGCATACCATTATTATTGTGCTGTAGAAGTTAAAGATGGTATTTCCGATAATTTTATAACGTATATGAAAGATCCACATAACATTAAAAAAGAAATAGAAACCCTTGAAAATGAAATAAGTATTGGTAAAAAGGGTAATAGGAAAAACTTAATTATACTTACTGGTAATCGTCTTCAATTAGGTATTTCACTCAGAAATGTTGATATTGTTGCTATGTGGAATACTATTCAAAGCACCGATGCAATATTCCAAATGTTATTCAGATCTATGACTGAGGTTGTAGAACCTGAATGTCATGATGATGGTTATTGTAATCAAAAGAAATGGGGTTTCATGGTTGACTTGAATCCACAAAGAGCAATGACAAATGTAAATTTATTCAGTGAAAATATTAATTATGCTAAACAAGATTCAAATAAAGTAAATGAATATAGACAAATTATTGATTTAATTGATATTGATGGAGATATCATTAATGAAGTAGAAAATAAAGATGAAATCATTAATGAACTATTTAACAAAATGTATGAGTCATGGGATCAAGATGTAGAAAGTATCAAAAAAATTACGGAACATTTTAGCTTTTCTCCTACATTTATTAGTCAGATCGAAAATCAACTTCGACTAATAAAATTTTCAAGTAAAACCACAAAAATATTAATTCAAGAAGCAGAAGATAAAATTGATCCGGGAAAGAAAAAGGAAAAAGTATCTGAAAAAGATAAAAAACAAGTTGAAAAAGAGAAAAAACAAATACAGGAAATTCCAATTGAAAAGTTAGCAGCTGAATTAGTTGCCGAACTTATATCATTACTAAATATATTTACACTTTATTTAGATGGCAATTCTAAATGTATATTACTAAATGAATATAAGAAAAATCAAAATGTAAATATCATGTCAGATATAAGTAAATTAAAAGATAAAGTATTCAGTGATGAAACATCTAAGAGTATGTTCTTAAAAATATTAAATGGTCGTTTAGGTGGAGATGAAAATAAAGTTTATTATGAAGGAGTGGTTGATAAAGTAATTAAATCAATTACAGATGCAAAAGATATTTCGTATATGGAAAAAATAATATTTTCTCAAAAGAAACAATATTATGGTATTCGTGATCCAGATAAATTATTGGAAGATATTAATAATAATCTTGCTCCAAAAGATAAAGAAAGGAAAGAAAAGGGTGAAGTATTTACTCCCATTAAAATTGTTGAAGATATGTTAAAAGAATTACCACCAGATGTTTGGACAAATCCAAATCTAAAATGGTTAGATCCTGCAGTAGGTATTGGAAATTTTCCAGTAATTGCTTATCTTAAATTAATGAAAGGTCTAGAACAATGGGAACCAGATGAAGAAAAACGACGCGAACACATTTTAGAGAAAATGTTATATATGGTTGAAATCAGTGAAAAGAGTATCTTTATCCTGAATAAGGTATTATGTGGTATTGATGCTGGTGGTCAATATAAATTAAATATTTACAATAAATCATTCATTGAAAAAGAATACAATGCGGATATGAAGTTTGATATTATTATGGGGAATCCCCCATACAACCCTCCGAAAGGAGAAACGGGAAAATCAAGCGGTAATAGTATATGGCAAAACTTTGTAATGAAATCATTTTATATGTTATCAGATAATGGATATTTAGTATACGTCCATCCACCCGGATGGAAAAAACCCACATTAGATGTTTATAGAGAGGAATTATTCTTACAAACAAACGATTATACAAAACAAATTCGTCAAGGACAAGTATGGCAGGTTCTTAAAAATTATGGAGCATTTAATTACATATATTCAAATGATCAAAAATCAAAACATGTTGAATATATCAATTATTTTCCAGCAGTTGATTATTATGTTTATCAAAAAAATGGAGATAAATCGTATTGTAATACAAAAAGTATATTTAATGGAAAAATATATGAATCTACTAATGTTAAATTAAATTATGATTTAGATTATTTACCAATGTTAATTACAGAAGAAACACAACATATATTGAAAAATATTGTGAACAAAAATGATAATAAATTCAGTATTAAAGCTGATAGGAAACTAGCATTTGGACAAAACTTATTTAATGACAGTAAATATAAATATAAATATTTATATTCTACTAAAAAAGGTGGAATACCAATATATGCTTATTCTGATATAAAATTAGATAATATTGATAAAAATAAAGTAATATTTAATTTATTTGGTGGAATAGATGGATATTATATAGAATATATATCTTCTGAGGAAAATTTAGGTTCGGCTCATCAGTCAGGATTTACAATTGTAGATAATAAAAATGTAGGTGAAAATATAGTAAAAACATTTAGATCTGATATAATAAAATTTATATTCTTGATAACTCAATATTCTTCAGGTATGAGAACTCAAAATGAATCCATTGTTGCTCATTCTATAAGTATTCCACCCATTGATTTTAATGGAGATTTATATGAATTTTATGGAATAAAAAAATATCAAAAATATATTGAAAGTTTGTTAAATGATTATGATGAATCTGTAAAACCAAAGAAAAAAGATAAGAAAACTATTTCAAAACAATTAAATAGCAAAAAATCTTCTTCAAATCTAAAAATACCTGATATGACAACACCCATTAAAACTCCCGTTGTAGTAAAATCATCCGCTACTAAATCATCTAATAAACCTTCATCTAATAAATCTTCATCAAATAAAGCAAAATTAAAAGACAAATTTTATGATAAGAAATTAAAATGCGAATCCGAGGGTAAATTATGGAATCCAGATACTAAAAGATGTTTAAAAGATACATCTGCTAATAGGAAAAAATTAAATTTAACAATAAAAAAACCAAAAAGTAATTCAAATTCATTAGATAATATCTTAAATGATATCAAAGGTCCTTCTAATATGTCATTAGAAATTGAAGAACTTGAAAAATAATACAGGTGAAATATTATTTATAAAATCAAAATAAACATGCTTGTTGATAAACAGGTACTTCCTTATCTTTCTTAGATTTATAATTACGTTTTTTATATTCTTCTTTTTCTTCATTATCATTTTCATATAATTCATATTTCTTTTTTTTATATAAACTTATTCTTTTCAATGACTGTTTCTCAAAACAAGGTA